ATGCCGTCATAGTAGCGATACTTCTTGCCGTTGACGCTGAGTATGGGTTGGTTGTAGCTAAAGATATTCTGCATGCGCATGCCCACACTTACACCAGTGAAGAAACAAAACGACTCGTTCAGTCGCAGAACAGTTAGCCTTCGGTCGTACCATCCATCGGTATGGATTCGCACAGTGCCATCTTCGTATGCAGTCAGTATGTCTGTGCCAAACAATCGCACCGCCATGGTTCCGTCGTTGTTCTTAACGACTCGGTGATAGTCTCTGCGTCGCTTGGTGCCATCGGCAGGGGCTGACCCTTTGTTTGCGCCTTTCTTATACATGTGACGCTCAAGGTGCATCATTAGTTTTGTGTACATGTTCATGGTAGTTTCCTTTAGATCTAAAGTTATAAGCTTAGAAGTTACGGGGTTCTTCCCGCCATTCGGGGTGCAGTTTGTATAGCAGGATTGCGAGGTCTTGTGCCTCTTTAAGTGTGTGGGCTTGCCCCACTTCGCGGGCATTGATAAAGATTAGCCATGTTTCGGTGGCAGATGAATACCCGACACGCAAGGTGTCATCGAGTTGATTGCGAATGTCTGATACGACGAACTCCCACATTTGGTATCCAGTTTGTAGCCATTCAAACTTTGGCTTGTGTTTCCCATATACGATTGCCATTACATAACACCTCCCTTGTGTGATGAGTTAAGACCTTTGAGTAGATTGCGGTCGGTCACTACGATGTAGTTGGACTTTGGCATTGGCACGATGGTGTGCTTGCGTGTCTGTGCTTGGGCTTCACCGCACGACATACATGTTCGATAGCCGAGCTTGGCTCGGGCAGGGGGTATCCGTACTGCGTAGCAACATGTGCAGATAGGTAAGTGGTAGTGAGTCATGGTTTTCTTTCTTCTAAGGTTAGAAGTTTTTTCGCGTTCAGGTAGGCGGCGTATGCGGCTTCGGCAGTGTCGAACAAACCCAAGTACTGCTGTTTACCATTGACCGTGAGGTCAGCGCGCCATTTATTGTTGTGTGCTACCACGCCGCGATACCCAGAGCGGTTATCACTACGCGGTCGGTGTTTGTTGAGGTTGTTGGCACTTCTGTCAGATAAGCGAAGGTTGGCTATGCGGTTATCGGCGGGGTTGTTGTTTATGTGGTCAAGCTCAGAGACCGGCCAGTCACCGTACATATAGCACCACGCGAGGCGATGTACATAACAACGATAGCCATCCACTGTGGCGTAGATGTACCCATTATTGGTAAGTGACCCCACGATAGAACCGGCGGCAAAACCGCGCACTCCTATGCGACGAGTAAAAACCCCAGTGTCAGGGTCGTAATTAAGAAGCTCCCGCAAGCGGGTAGAATTTGGTTTGCTCATGTTGTCATGCCTTTACATGATGGTTTGGGAAGTGACCCCGTTAGCCTGCCAGCTTTCGGGGTTGCGTTTATTTTAAATGCCAGCAAATATAAATGCAAGTCATAGCCCACAGAATGGGCTACAAGCTGAACTCATCAGCGAGGGGTATACCCCTGTTGTGTACGATAGGGCGCGTCGTGTTGGCATATCAGGATTGGCTACCTTTCCAACTACCAAGCAGTCATACATAATTTCTTAGAGAGGACTGCACCCAATTAAGTACATAGCGTTCGCATTGCATTTCGACTTTCCGGATGGTTGACACTTGCCTATATCCTTACTCCATCAAAATACTGGGGCTAAACCCAACGCCTATTCACCGAGGGAGGACTGCACAAGGCACCCTATTTGGCTTCTATCATTTAGACAGCGGCGGCTCGAAGGTCTTGTGTGTTGGGGGTACTGAGTACTGAACCCAAAGCTATAAGGTTATAACTTACACAAAGACCTAACTGATAGATTATTAAAGAACGTGCGCCCAATAGGTGTAGGTGGTGCGAGACAAGCCGAGGCGTTACTCGACTTGATGTTATCAATTATACCCGAATTATAGCTTTATGTCAAGCCTTTTCGCTCAGGTTTCGTATGGGTCTGGTGTCCAATTCCGCAGTATCTTTCGATGTTCGCGTTCTTTCTTCCCGTTGGCGATGATCTGATGCACACGGATTTCAGACAGTTTGAACATGCGGGCAAGTTCTTTGCGCGGCGCGCCTTGCAGTCCTCGTTCTACGATTTCTTTGTTGCGGGCTTCTCGACGTTCGGATAGTGTGAGTCCATTGCTCAGGTTGACATAGGCAGGGGCTTCAGGGTTCATGAGTTTGCTCACAGCTTTGCCTACGAACTCGGCACGAGAAAGCCCTTCCTTGTTTGACTGCAGAATGATGGTCTCTCGGGTGTCGTCGCCAAGCCCAACCCAAAACTTCAGGGCCATGACAGTTGCAGCGGTTATGCCGTCTTTGTGGGCAGCGGTCAGTTGTTCGGCAAACTCCAGCGGGAGTTTTAATTCGAGGGTGTAGACTTCTTGTGTCATAGTTGTCCTATAAAGAGGTTGTGGTGGGCAGATTATAGCGGGTTTATAGACGTGGTCAACTGAGCGAAGCGAAAGTTCTAAGCTTAGAAGTTTGGGGGGTGCGTGTTACGATGTTACGAAAGGGGTGGGGGATGTTACAGGGGAGGTGTTACGGGGGTGCTATAATGCGTTTCTAATGAAATCAACAACTTACGATTCGAATTATATATACTCAATTATGGTTTTTGGGGTTGTTACGCTGTAACAGGGGTTTTGGGGTTACACGAGTCAAAAATAAATTCCATATAGATCGATATAGACATACAGACACACCTATAACGAACTGTACCGTTTTAATTTTTGACCGCTGCTCCCAAAAAAACGCGTTACAATGTAACATATATACATATTATATATATTTTCTTCTTCTTCTGCTTGTTTTTGTAACGCTTAGTATTCATTTTTGCAGGTTACATGCGTTACACTCGTTTTGTTACAAATCTGCTTTTTTTGTTACATTGTAACACGCATGCCAAACTTCTAAGCTTATAAGATTTCCCCCATTGCCATCGCTCACGCACGCTCGCGTACGCGCGCCCGCCCGCTCACTCTCCCGCACGGTCAGACTACTATGACGCTTTATAGACGCATACTATACGCGCCTATACAGAAAACTCGGGACGAAAAAAAGCCCGCTTGCGCGGGCCGGTTGGGTTGGGGTCAATCACTTGTCAAGCACTGTCTCTTTAAACCCGTCTAATGATTCGATGCAAAGATCAAGCATTTCCGCCGCGAATTCTGTCAGACCCAACATGCGCGCTTGAGCTAAGGCTTTGCTTAGCGTTTTGTCCAAGTCAGTGCGCGAAGTGCTTGTCACTTTTCCGGCCTTTGGTGTTGCCTCTTTTTTAGCGTCTGACTTTTTGTTGACTAGATCACGTTGAAATTCAACGCCCGTCTCAAAGGCGATCCAAAAGGCCGATTGATATTGAGCGCCCGATGCCTTGGAGATAAAACCCTTTTCAACTAGGCCGTCAAATATACCCTTGACCTCCGCGCGGGCTGGGTTTGTCTTTGCGTTGCCCTTCATGAATTCGGCCTTGGGCTTGTCGCATGCAAGGGTTATTACATCCAAGGCTTGCTGAATGGCTTGATCTTGAATGGCGCGGGCTTTTTGTACGGCCTTTGCTTCGCCCTCGAAGGCTTTGAAGATTGTGGAGACGATGGATTTTGAAACGTATGTCATTTGAATTACCTTTGAATAGAGTTGATTTAAATATCAGTCATTGCTAACTGATGCCTCAATTGTGCATGAAGTCGCCCCGATTGTCAATAGTTACCCAAAGACCTAACCTTAGAACTTTGGCAGGATCTTGACCCCACCGCCCCCCAACCCCAAGCTGTGGGCAACCGGAGTCCCCGTCCGCTATACGCTGAGTGTTGTATCCCCCAACACCACTTAACCACCATGCTATAACGAGCTATAGCCCAGCCTAATCCAAAATATACCCGCTACGCCAAACAAAAATCCCAATCCGCCGACCCCACCCCCTCAATATAGGAAACACCCCCCATGCAAAAATAAAGTGCACATGAAAAAAATAACATATATAATGCAGGCGTTGGCTAGCGTAATAGGAAACTCGTGCGCGCAGGATTGGGGGGACCCGGTCGGCCAACACAAATTCACTAAGGAGTGCGATTCCCTCCCATGTACACACCAGTTATAGACTACGACGTTCCGCTTGCGAACTACTCCCCGACATTCGAGTCGCTGGAGACACGCGTGGCTGCTGCCATGTCCGCGTTAGTAGACACTAACAATCTGCCCGCCCCCAACGAAATTTCTGACGAAGACAAAGAGAAAGCACGCAGTGTGTTTTCCGGTAATGCGCTTGCATCCGACGAGGATTTGTCGTCCCCCGGCATGGTGGTGTATCTGCAGTCTCTGCTATCTGAATACGATCAGGTGGTTATCAAGTCGGCGCAGCAGATCAGGACCTACGTAACAAACAAGCTCATCATGGAAAGTGCCAATGCCGACCCACGGATCCGGATGAAGTCTTTAGAGATGCTGGGCAAGATCAGCGACGTTGGGCTTTTCACCGACAAGACAGAAATCACAATGCGGCACCGGCCTACTGAAGAGCTGGAGCAGATGCTACGTGAACGCTTGACCAAAGTTTTGGAAGCCGAAGTGGTGGACAATTCCAAGCCCGAGACCAAGAAAATCCAGATTGACGTCAGCGACATCGAAGCCATTTAAGCCAACATGGACCAAACACTAACGCCAGAGTTGATTGAGCGGATTTCAAAGAAGCTGCCAAAGGATGAGGCGGCTGAATTAATTGCCATGTTCGATGAGTTGGACGGCAGGAAGCGGCAAAGCTTGGCCCAAAACGACTTTTTGTCGTTCATTGCTGCAATTGATCCTAACTACAAGTTTGGTGCGCACTTAAAAAGGCTGGGCGGCCTGCTGATGCAGGTAGAAACTAACGAGAAAAACCGTATTGCTGTGTCGATGGCCCCTCGTATGGGTAAGTCTCAGATGATTTCTATCTACTATCCGGCTTGGTACTTGGGAAAACACCCCGACCACAAGGTAATTGTTGCCTCACACACTGCAGATTTGGCGGTTGTCATGGCCCGTAAGGTGCGAAATCTCATCAATACGCCCGAATACAAGGCAATTTTCCCAAACACGAGCATCGCAAGCGATGCAAAAGCGGCTGCGCAGTGGAATACGACCAAAGGTGGTGAGTATTTTGCAATTGGTGTGGGTGGTGCGTTGGCCGGACGGGGCGCTCACCTGATTATTGCTGACGATCCGCTGTCAGAACAGGACATTAAGGCCGGAAACACCAGCTCCCTTGACTCAACTTACGAGTGGTTCAGTGCTGGTTTGCGTACTCGTCTCATGCCAGAGGGAAAAATCTGCGTATTACACACAAGGTGGCACCAGCGGGACCTGATTGGGCGGCTAATTAAAGACTCTGCCATGAATGAGGGCGGGGACAAGTACGAAACGTTCGAATTTCCTGCAATTTTGAACGAAAACACAGAAGAAGAGAAGTCAATCTGGCCAGAGCAGTGGTCACTCGAAGCTCTACAGCAAACCCGGGCGTCAATGCACCACATTATGTGGCAGTGGTACGCTCAGTACCAGCAAAACCCAACCGCAGCCGAGGCTGCGATCATAAAACGGGACTGGATACGCTGGTGGGAGAAGGATGACCCGCCTAAAATTAACTTTATTGTGCAGTCGTTTGATACGGCGCTTACCACCAAGCAGCGGTCTGACTTTTCTGTGTGCCATACGTGGGGTACGTGGACAAATGAGGACGACGGGACGGAGAACGTCATCCTGCTGAACAAGGTTAAGGGGAAATATGAGTTCCCGGAGTTAAAAGCGATGGCGCACGAGCAGTTTAAAGAGTGGCAGCCCGACAGCGTAATTGTTGAGGCTAAAGCCAGCGGTCAGCCGTTGATTGACGAGATGCGAAGG